AGAAAAGTTTTGTGCATTTAAATGTCCACCTAGTTGCGGTTTGATGTCAGTACCAACTTTTCCGCCTGTGCTGATAATACGTATTTCGTTTTCGTCTGTATGATCGATCTCAATACCTTCGCCGCCTACCAGACTTTTTGCCACTAGTGCATTAGCGTCTGCATTTGAAATAACAACTTTGTCAGCGTCACTTGCTTCTCCGCCTGGTCCAGTTTCATCCCTAGGAATACCGTTGGGAAAGTTCTCAGGTGTGTCGTCTAGGTCTTTAAAACTGATAGTATCGCCGTCGCCAAACACGGCAAACAACTGAATAAAGTTTTCGTTAACTTTACGGAACGATTCACGTATACTGTCACCAGTACCGTCATTACCTTGTACACCTATATCGACATTTTGTCTTGCCATTATTCTACTCCGAGATCGTCATGAAAGCTATCTGCTACTGAAAAACTACTTCCGCAGCCGCAGCTAGTTTCTGCATTAGGGTTTACAATAGTAAAACTAGAACCCATTAAATCATCTTTATAATCGATAGTTGCTGCTGACAAGTAGTTCATACTCATAGCATCCACTAATACTTTAATATTTTCTTTTTCAATGACAAAATCGTCATCGTTTGCTGTTTCGTCAAAGGTAAAACCATAACTCATACCCGAGCATCCTCCACCTTGAACAAATACACGTAGTTTTAGGTTTGGATTATTCTCTTCAGCAAAAAGATCTTGGATCTTTGTAACACACGAGTCGGTAAGATTGATCATTTATATTCCTTTTTTATATTTAGCATATGTTTTTGTAACCTTAATGTAAATACAAGATGTACCTTGGAAAAGAATATATCAAAACAAAATTTACTAGGCTTAGTAAACTGGGCGTTGAACACGAACACATACGAACCAAAACTATGATAGTTTTTAGATGTGATAACTGCAAAGAAATATTTCAAAGAGACCGGGGTAGTATAAGTCCAAAACGCCTTAGTAATAACTATTTTCATTGTTGCAGTCATTGCGACAGCAAACGATTTGCTCAGAAGAAAGGTGCTGAGCGCAGGACCATTTGGGATAGGCCAGCAAGTAGCCTAGATGACATCAGCCAGTTATAAATACTTCACTAAGGAGGACATTTAAATGTTCAATAAAATTAAAGAAATTTTCTTCGGTAAACCAGTTGTTGCAGAAGCACCGTATAAAGTAGAAACACCACCTGTAGTTGAAGTTGCAGTAGTTGAATCGCCTGTTACAGTATTGATTGCAGAGGGTGCCGGTAAAGTTGAAGTTTCTACAGCAGAAGTTAAAAAGACAGCCGTAAAAAAAGCGGCCCCGATTAAGACGGCCGCTAAAGCTAAGACACCTAGATCAAAGAAGACTTAATCTTTTAGCTTGCTCATGCAGGCTAAAGCTAGCAATGTTCTTGCCTTTGCTCTCACACATAATATCGTGTGTGCCTAAAAAGCTCAGCGCCCATTCATTTACTGCTGTATTCCAGTAGAAGTTTGAGTGTGCTCTGAGCTTTTGCTTTTTGTGACCAGCTTCGAGTAACTGTGTATAATCGGGCAGAGTATTAGTAGAGTGATCCGGTAACCATTCTTCTCGACTGACAGAATAGTGCATAGTAGGTCGCACTCCACGCCAACTGTCGATTACACGCGAAACTCTATCGTCGGAGGGCTGAATGTAGTCTCCTGTACGTACCCAGTGATGGTGTATATCAAGCACGAGGGCACAGTGCTTTTGTAATTCAAGACTGTCTTCGATTCCCCACGCATTTTCGTCGTTTTCGATTGTGATAACATTTCTTGCTTCGGGGGTAAGTCGTCCGAGTACATCTTTAATGCCTTGGGGACCTTTTCGACCCGAGATGTGTACGTTGACTTTAAAGTCCTGGAACGACTTACCGTATCCCATCCAGCGAACCATATCGACATGATATTCAAACTCCTCAATACTACGGTTTACAATATCATCTGACTCACTTGCCAGCACAGTAAACTGACCGGGATGCATACTAAGCCTAACACCCCTCTCGCGAGCCAAATCTCCCACAGCTCTAAATGCTCCTTCGCAATATTGTCTGGTAGCGGGAAGCCGCCAAAACCAGCTCCAATCCTGCTGAGTATACACAGGCAAGATATCGCTGCCAAGTCGTACCATTCTAAGATTTTCATCAAGTGTTCCCACCTTTTCAACAAGTTTGCGAATACTCTCAATATTACCCGTCATTAGGTCATGAAGTTTTTCTACCGCAACGTCTTGTGTCTGTCTATTTAACCAGGCAACAGTTGTACTGCCTGTATTATATTTTTTAGCATCATCTTTGGGTTTAATGCCGTGAACTTGATCGGGATGATCGATCCACTTACAGGCAAAGCCGATTTTCTTAGTCATATACGCAATCAATAAAAATAGACATAGTATATTATAACACTATGTCCATTTAAGGTCAACTAGTTGATTACCAATGTCGAATAGTATTGGCAATGATAAAACAGCAGGTAATGATATGTATTAGTACCCAGAATGTTTTAAAGAACAAAGCCCAACGGGCTTCTTTTAGTGTGAGGATAGGAACATCTGGACGATCGTCGTCGGTGTTTCCCATAAGGTGCCCGGTTGCCCGGGCCCATACTCGTTCTACAGTGTTCATGCAAACAAGTCTTCATTCCATTCACGATGACCTTCACGATATGCCATATTGCTCTGTGTTTCGCGTACTTCTACACGATAGCACCAAAGACGTTTGCTCTCGCCATCACCCCACATGTCGGGAATGTAAACACCGTTGACATATTTGTACAGTTGATCTGCTAAACCTTCGCACCCGAGTTTGGGCAGTATAGTCAGCTTGGCTAGCTTGCGGCGTTCCATTTCTTTGTAAAACGCCAACTCGGGATCATCTTCTGCTACTAGCAGTGTATGATCAAACTGACTTTCTAAAATACCTTTGAGTTCCTTTAAGCCACCGTAGTCAGCAGCCCAGTTACGAGCGTCTAAGTTGTTAGTGCCGAAGTAGAACTTCATGTTAAAACTGTAACCGTGAATTAGATTACAGTGACTATCAGCTCGCCATTGCCTGTAGGCGCATGGGAATGAGTCGTGATATTCTTTTGTGCTTGTGTACTTATATTGTACGGGTTGAAGATTTGCCATCTCTAGTCTCCTTTATTAAGGTAGCAAGTTTGACGACATGCAGAGTTTATATAGCGGGATGAATGACGTTAAAGTCCGCTGTAAGTACTTATCTCAAGCTACCTTGAGCAAAATAATTTCTTCATTAAGTCGACCGTTCATTTTAGTGTCGGTCGCATTAATATCGTCTAAGAATTTACGCAGTGCAATCTTACCAGAGGCTTTAAACTCTTTGAGTTTTTCTTCCGGCTTACGCAATGTTTTGCAAATACTCTTGTTTTCGTCAAAGCCTGTAATGCTAGTACCTTTAACACCAAGTGTATTAAACTCGGCTGCTACGTACTTGCCAAGTTTACGACTTTTTGTATTGTAAACCCATAGTTCGCCTGCTCCGATAATGTCAACAGGATTGATACTAACAAGTTTTAACGGCTCGTTAGTCTTCATGTACTTGAGTTTTCCAATAATCTTTTCAGCAGGTACAGCTTTCTTAGCACGTGGCTTTTTGTTAACTTTGGCTTCTTGTGCCAACATGTCGCAGGCATTCTTAATCTCAGTTAAAAACGCAATGAATGATTTGATTTGTTTTTTAGTACGATGACTGTAACCTTCTATCAACTGTACATCTTTAGTGCCGCTTGCTAGTTCTTCCAACTCCGCTAAATCTCTAGAGTAAAAGTCTTTGATAATGCGAGCATGAGCGGCTTTTGCCTGTCGACCTTTTAGTAGATTAAGTACTTTAAATGCTTTTGGATCAAAGTTTTCTGGATCGGCTTGGAATGACTCGTATGCAGTTTCAAGTTCTTCAGTCATACCCAATGCAACTTCACGCAGACGTTCTTGAATGCTAGGAGTGTAAACATCTTTCTTTGCGGCTTCTTTTTCTGCGGCAAGTGCTTCTGGATCGATATCGTTTTTACCCTCGGCAATAACTTTAACAATCTCTGCTCGCAACCAAGCGGCTGTATCACGGCCGTTGTTAAAATCAGCACGTAGTGGAGTCATACCGCGATTCAGACAGCAGGCAACCGCACCCATTGTAGTACCAACACGAGCATCTTTAACTTTTTTGAATGCTGTAATGTCTGCTCGAGTACATCCAACTGACTCCATCCATTTGACAACAGCAGGCTTGTAAGTTTTAATATCAGACTCTAAACGGTAGTAATCCATAGAGCGTTTAAAATGACGATGGAAGGTGTCTGCGTCCCAAGTTTCGCAACCATCCCAAACTGGGCTATGATCTTTAACTGCACGGGTACGATGAGCAATAACTTGCTGTTTGGTTACTCGGGTCTTTTTAACTGTTTCTTTTGTAGCCATTTTTCGCTCCTGTGTGCTTAACAATATGTATATTATACAATCATTGACCTAACTTGTCAACGACTTTTTCGCCAAAAGAAAACCTACCTGTTTGGCTATGCCAAAGTGAGGTAGGCCGTGTTATTACTTATTTCTTCTTGGCATCTGCTGGTGCAGTTTCCGCTGGCTTTTCAACCTTTGGCATAACTTTGGCGGGCTTTTTGCACTCGGTCTTTTCAGCATTGGCTTTGTCTTTACAGTCAATCTTTGCTGATTTTGGTACTCGTACTTCTACAGTTTTACCGTTAGTTGTAACGTTTTTAGTTTCTTCTTTGGCTTGTACAGGAATCGCAAGAAACAATGCTAAACCCGCAACAAAAATGATATTCTTCATGTTTATCTCCTATATAACTATTTATCGTTGATAGCAGGTACGTTCACGAAGAATAGTACCGTCGTATTGTTGAACTTCTTTCCAAGAACTACATACAGTTTGTTGTTGTAGAAAGACAGGCTGTTGTTCTATTACAACAGGTTGAGGAGTTGGGCGTGTTAGTATATAAGTAAAAACGCCGCCCATGATAGCAGGAGCTACCCAGTTGTTGGCATTGCCGTGCCAGTGATGATTTCTGTGGCCGTGCCCATGATGCTGTGCCATAGCAGGAACACAAATCATCAACATTAGAGCTAACATAAACTTTTTCATTCCGAACTCCTAAACTAATATTTATTCTAGGAGTTTGGGGTATTACCCCCAAACTTCTAAGTACTTTGCCATTGCTCGTTGTCTAGCTAGCCATAATCTAAACTTCACATAGTCTGATAGTTCATCATCTTCAACTAACTTACCAAACTCTACACTTCGTCGATTACGACCAAAAGTGACCTCATCGTCTATTATGAGGTCACTGTCTTCTAGGTCAAATTTACTTTGCTGGAGTAGCGGCTTTTGCGTCTGCTTTAGGTGCGTCTTTCTTAGCACTGTCACTTTTTGCAGGCTTCTTTTCGTCCTTCTTAACTTCGGCCTTGGCTGGTGCTGGAGCACTTGCTGTTGCGGCTGGAGCGGCAGCTTTTGGTTCTTCTTTCTTAGCAGGTGCTTGTGCAAATGCTGATACTGCGAATACGGTAGCGAGGATTGCGATTACTGATTTCATTTTAAAGTTTCCTTTTGGTTAATGTAGAAATTTATATCCCTACATATATATAACGCTTTAGCAGACAGGTTAGTTGACACAGTTTGGCGATACTGGTCTCTTTGTACAATAATCACATTCTTTATCGCCACATTTCTCCTCTAGCCATTTATTACAGACGGCACAATAGAAACAATCATTCTCATCCGAATATGATTTTTTAGTTCCACAATCGCAATAGTTTGGATTTAGGTCCATAGACTGCCGCGAGCTTTGATCAAACGAATCATCATAGCTTCATCTTCTTTTTCATAATCAGCTTCAATCTTTTGAAGTAGCTTGTGAGCTTTGTCACTGGCCTTTTTAAGTGCAGGATCCTTAGGGGTACTGAAACTTAACTTACCACCGTTGGCTAGACGCTGTGCTTCACAAGACGCAGTCCAACCGCTTGCATCATATGGGTCGGGACGATTTGGATGTACAGTAGTCCACCATAGGTACAACTCTTTGATCTCTTTCGCACGAAGTGCTTGTCCAGTCGGCTTGCCGTGATTAGGATCAGTTTCGTCCACACCCCAGTCTGATCCCATCGTTAGTGTCATTGCCCAATCAAGATGATCGATACCTGCTTGAGGGCAACGCCAAGTACGCCAACGGAACCAACCAGAAGCCCAAAAGGGAGGATCATACTTTGCGCGAGCTTCCTTATCTCCCCAAGCGATGTGCGACCATGCGGATTCGATTTCGACGAAATCAACCAACTCATTAAATAGGCATGGCAGGAACCGATTCCCAACATCACACCAAGCACCAGGCTTGATATCACGAGCATGAGCGGTAAGAGAGTGAGTACGAGTAACCCAGCGGTTATTGATGTAATACTTAACATCGTAGATCTTTCTAACGGGCCAAGTTACAAAATCCTGGATGTAGCCTAGGCCTTCTTCAGCTAACCAGTAACGAAAGTTGTGCTTCATCTGAGCCGCAGTGGTCCAGTCGTCCCATTCCTCGCTGGTTCCCGCACTCAATTTCTTAGTGCCGCGAAGCCAGTCTGCAAAAGGAGTACAACTCCAGTAGCGTGTGTGTTGTGCCATTATACTTTCTCGTATGTTTGTGCGAATATATCTCGTTTAACTACACCGTAGTCGTTTTCACCGTGGCGAACAATAACGTCTTCGCCTGGATTATAGTGTAACTTCTCACCCCAGCTTGTGTCAACTGATCCGGGGTGATCTGCCAACTTGGCAAACTTGACGATCTTCTTTGGTGTGCAAATACCGTTGCCCAAATCATCTTTAAGGTCGTTAAACTTTTCTGGGCTAATGGGATATTGCTCGCCCTTTGGGCCAGTCATGATATAGAATCCTTTTGGATACTTAACTGGACCTTCGAGAGTGTCAATAGTGCCAGGCTCGTCAGCTATCTCATAACGTTCTTTGGCAGGACGTTTGTAGGTTTTGAATCCACCGTCCTTAAACCAATCGTCAGTGACACGCAGGCCTTCTACGATGTTAATAAACTCACGGATCATTTACGATCTCCAAACAGTTGTAACAGGTTAATGAACAAGTTGATAAAGTTGAGGTACAGAGTTAGCGCACCACGGATTTCAGCAATGCCATTATTTTCCATTGACACTTCTTGTCGGATTTGTTGTGTGTCATAGGCAGTCAATCCCAAGAAGATAATGATAGCCAATGCTGAGATTACTTGTCCAAAGAAGCTGTTATCAATAACTCCCGGCCAAAATCCTGCCATAACAATATTAATGATACTAGCAACAATGATTGCAATCAAACCAACAAAGCAAAACTGTCCTATGCTAGTCAGATCCTTTTTAGTGAAATAACCATATCCACTTAGTACGCCAAATAAAACTGCGGCACCCATAAATGCGTTTACAATACTGCCCATAGTAAATACGGCAAAGATAGTAGCAAAGCTCAATCCCATTAATGCCGCAAACCCATGTAGACAAAGTTGTGCCATTCCCTTAGTTGGACTAGCATTAAGTAAAATGCTAACGCCAAAGATTGCCACTAGCGGAGAAAAGATTACAATCCATTTCATTACGCCTGTAAAAAAGAATGCCAATAACTCTGGACTAGAGCCCACAAAGTAACTGACAATCATTGAGGTAATAACAGCAAGACTCATGTGTCCATAGACTCGACCCATTGCTGAGTTGACCTGTTCAGCGGTTCTGTAACTATTTTCGTAAGTTGTTTCGTACATAAATTTCTCCTTATCCTTTATTTAATACGATTTTAAATCGTTGTTCAAAAGCCGGTGCTAGACAGCTATATGTTTGTTGTGTAAATGTGTTAGTATAGTAGACCCAAGTTTGGCCATCAATGTCTCTAATGTCATCTACATAAAATTCAGTCCTGTTATCCCCTGCCCATAGTTGGTGTCTTTCTATGTTCATCTTAATGCATCCATTGTTAGTTCTTTGCCGTAAACGTGAGCTACGGGTTTAAGCCATCCGTTGTTAATACATTCTGAAATAATCATTTTATACTCTCTAGGGCACAGTTGATTGATTTCAAATCCAGCCCTAGGGCATATCATTAGACCGTCCTGAAGCATAAACTTACTGTCGCCTTGTTTCACTGTTCGTATGTTAGATTTAGATCTTGTAATAATCATTAAATTTTCTCTCCTACTTCAAATCCTCTAAATCCTTTGAACCGAGGAAATCGCAAACTGTATGTACCGTCTTGATTCTGTGTTACAGCATCTGCTCTAACTTCAACAATATTTCCGCCAAGACTGTCACGGCTGCTCCAAAAACTATCGCGATCAATATCACTAAAGCCAGACCCAACGTTGACTCTGATTGATTTTCCATCATCTTCTCCTTCGCATACTAGCGCACCGAGTTTACCTACATTTTTACCTGTACCTTCTTCCACTGCAACTACTGCTAGACTAACTTCGATGAACGGTTTCAACTTCAACCATGCCACGCTACGTTTACATTTGTAACCAGCACCGGCATCTTTCAACATAATGCCTTCGTAACCACCGGCGATGGCCTTTGCATTGATTTCTCTAAAACGTCTATAGCCATCAGTAGTTTCAAGATCAACAGTTTCTTGTGCCACAACTGTTACGTTAGGCAGTGTAGTTTCGTTGGCTGCAAACCACGTCTTCAACCATTCACTACGCTTTTCTTGTGTAGTAGCACTTTCACCTTGTTCAAACTCTCTTAATGATAGTGCATCAAACAAGTTTAGCACAGCATCGTTAGCTGTTGCACTACTCTTACGATGGATCTGTTTCATCAAGTCTTGAAACGAGCCACTCATAATCTCACCGTCGAGCACCATAGGCTCAGTAAAACCAGATGCTACATTAGCTAACTGTGCTTTAACGTGGGGAAAGTTTACAAGTTCCTTGCCATTGCGGCTGAACTGATCCACCTGTCCATTAGGGTACACAATAGTGATAACGCGAACTCCGTCAAGTTTAACTTCAATGATCTTTTTACCAGTGACCTTGCCTTCATGATTGGCACTGTCATGCGCCAGTTGGCAACTAAACACTGGAATAGCATATTGCGGATATTTCTTTTCGCATACTCGATTCACAGTACCTTCGGTAAATCCAGCTCGCATATCTTTAATCAGTATGCGACGATACCATCTATTCCATTCTGCTTTGGTTGCTTTCTTACTCAGCGTGGTAACAACATCACGGGCGTCATTACCGGTGAGGTCACGATTGCGTAGACGCAAAGCAACAGCATTAAAACTAGCCCAATCGAGCCCAGGACCATCTTCATCTTCTTTCTCCGGAATTTGTTTAAGGCCAAAAGTGACCATTGCATTGTAGGCAAGATTAAGACCTTCAAAAAACACAGTATTGCCTGCTTCAGCCTGTGCTAAAATGATAGCTTCTTTGTCCAATCGGCTATTATGATCTTCGAGGGTTGAGATTACATTTTGGCAGGGATCAAACATGTTAGACCTTTTCTATAACTTAATATAGTTATTATACAGTCTAGTTATCAGTATGTCAAGTGATTTGTAGTCTTGAATGGCTTACCGTAGTAGGCATTTTCCAATTGAGTCATAATCTTGTGTTTCATTTGGCGTACTTTAGGGTGGGTATGATCATAATCAAATGACTTCATAAAACGTCCCCAACCGTTCGGGCGGACTCGTTTTGAAACTTTTGAATCTAGATATTCTCGTATGGCTTTTGGATCAAACCCAAATTTATCAATCATGTCCTGCGCTAGGTTAAATGAGTGTGCGCCCATTTCATCTCTGTGTCCGTAGTACTCTTGCCATGCACGATCTTTAGCATAGTAGGCTGTGCTTTCGAATCCCGGAATATCTTTGAAGTTTCTAGCACGGTATTGTCGTGTATGTATAACTTCGTGTAAGATAGTATCTGCAAAGAGTGTGCAAATTCGTTCCCAACGATATAAACTAGTTTTCATAGTTTTGGTATCTGTTGGAAATGCCAGTTCTACTTCTATGAAACGCTTCTTGCCAGCTTTATCAAGGTCACTATAATATGCGCCGCCTATCCAAACCTGGCCCGGTGTAACCGGTTTGTGTCTGTAACTGACAACTTTGATTGGAAGATGGGTTTTAATATGCTTACTTATTTGACGAATAATTTCGCCAATGGGTAGGCGTCTATCTACAATTTCAGGTTTAAGACTGTAGAGCATAGAGTACAAAGTATTGCGATCTAATAAAGACCAGTTAAAAGCCTGGCGGGCCATAGTACACTCCTAGACATTACTATTTATAGTGTACTATGGATTTCAGTTATGTATGTACTTTATGGGCGTTTATCAATAACTTTGTCAGCCAAACCGTATGCTACTGCGTCTGTTGCACTCAAAAACGTATCAAATTTCATAGCTTCGTATAACTGAGCATAGGTTTTACCGGCAGTATTGTGTCTAACATACAGTTCGGTTAAGCGTTCGTTGATACGTTTAGATTCTTCAAAGCTGCGTCGAGCATCTTCAAACTCAAGTTCTTGTACGTGAACTGAGCCGCGTGTACCAGGAGTGCCAGAACTAACACGATGGATCATTGTACGAGCTTCTGGCAGCACATATCGCTTACCTGGCGCACCCGCTTGTGCTAGGAATGATCCCATGCTAGCAGCCTGCCCCATAACATAGGTTGCTACATCAGGTTTGATAAACTGCATAGTATCGTATATAGCTAGCCCGGCAGTGACACTGCCACCTGGGCTGTTAATGAAGAACGTAATATCTTCATTACCCTGGCTTTCTAAAAATAGCAACTGTGCCACAAGAATACTTGAGCTGTGCTCGTCAACTTCACTGTCAAGCATGACAATGCGATCTTTAAGTAGTCGACTATAGATATCATAAGCACGTTCTCCACGTGCTTCTGTTTCTATGACTGTGGGTATTAAGCGTGGCATTATTGATAATCCTTATCTAAGGTCACGTTGGTTAAACTGGCAACTGTTTGAAACTTTTCCCAGGCCATCTTTGCCGCTGGATTATTTTCTAATTCTTCAGTTGGAAGAACTGTTTCTAACCAGAATTCTGGTCTGCGTCTTG